AAACTTTATAGCACCTTTCTAGTTGTTTTTCGGTGTAAAGAACCATCAAACTTCCTCGTATTCGCCTTCTTCTGCTTCAAGCAAAGGCGCATAGTCCTTTAAAAAGCCATCGATTCTTTGTTTCAATTCTATTTCGCTTAAGGACTCAAGCGATCCTGTTCGTATTTCTTTTCTGTCTACATATAATCCGGCGGCACGCCCTCTTTGCACTTCGGCTGAAACGGCGGCAGTCAAATTGCCTTTTTCTAATGCTTGGTCACGGATCTCAGCCAACTTTCTTATGTGTCTATCAAAAGTGACATCAAACTTTTGTTGAAGTTCTGCTTGTAGTTCTTGAATGTGGCGAACAACAAGGGGGTATTTTCTAGGGTTGGTAAGTTCGGCAGCCGAAACTCCGGCCCTTGTTTTAGCGTATCCGGCATCAATGGCACACTGCGTCTTGGTCTTACTGCCATCGTTGTAAACAAGTTCCCTTGCAAAGCGTTTTTGCTTGTCTGTAAGGTGCGGAACGTTCTTTCCGCTTGGGTTATTGGACCCAGGAGGTCCTTTTTGTTTCTTTTTGCTCATAAAAACCCTCGTTTTGCAAAATATAACATAAAAACGTAGTAAAAAGTAATCTCATTTTCTCAGTTCAATCTCAGTTGGTAGAAATGAGACTGAAACCCCTATAGGTAAAGGCTTTGAGGCTAATCTCAGTTTCTCAGTCGTGTTTTCAATGTTTGGTCCTGATAGTCAAAACCAAAAAATTGTAAAAATAGAACTTAGAAATGAGATTTAGTTAAAAACACTGTATATAGGGAATGTTCAGGGCATAATTCCTACCTCAGTTCTACTTTTGCAGAAATGAGGTTTCTAGGTGTTTTGTTGTTTAGATACAACAGATATGAGTTTGTCCAAGTACCACCGGGCCTTTTTTAGATCCTCGATTGGCTTTCCTTTATGCTTGAACCGCAGAAGATACTTCAAGATGTTTCCGAGGAGGTACCCGACAAATCCCTGGTCCCCGATCCCCGCTTCAATGACATCAATCACTTCCATTCCACCTTGATTATAGTGAGGCGGATGGTTGACCATATCCTCCTTGTCAGTCGTTTTCATACTTAATGCAGCAAATTGGGAGGTGGTTTTTGATGATCCCACATCAAGAGAGCGTTCTTTGTGTCTTTAGCAGCTTTTTCTTTTTCAAATTCCGTTTTAGTAAAGCCGTAGTATTTAGGATAAAAAACATTGTCATAGCAATAATCACAATATTGTTTTCCATCTTTTGCCCACCAAATAGTTTCATCAACAAGTTCTTTTTTACACGCCTCACAAGAATCGTGTTTTTTCTTTTTAGTAGGAAAAGGAATAACCTTTCGTTGTTCTTTCTTTTTTGCCATTATATCCTCCGGCTTTTATACATACTCTCTTACAAAAATGGGTGTTTGTTCTCCAACATAAGCACCCACGACATTAAATTCCATGTGTTCAACCGCATCTTCAAGGCTCATGTCTCGTGTAAGCACCTGAACGCAATGATCGTAGCTGTAAACGGCTCGTGGTGGACCCCATTCGTTTGAAACACCCATAAACGCTTCTTCAAAACCGTCTGCAACCAACATGGCCTCCCCTGTGTCCTCTAAAAACTCAGCCCAATCAGCCAATTTTTTTGGTCCAATGCCCACGATGCTTCTTATCTTTGCCATTTAATTATTTTAACTCCTAACACAACCAAAGCAAGACTGATGATTGCTTGAAAAAGAGCCAACCCAACACTCAAAGAAAAATGATTGTTGAAAAAACCCAAGAGCGTGAGCAAATAAAGATCTTTTTTAAAAACAAGTGTCGATAAATCAAGAAAAACAAAACCCAGGAGAGCCGTCGAAAGACCCACAAGAGTTTTCATACCCACCATTCCGGTTTTTCTCTGCCTTTTTCCCATTTCGCGTAGGTTTTTTCAGCGATACAGTAATTTCTATACGCTTTGACTGGATCTTCGTCCTTATATTTATCAGGCATCGCTTGTGCAACAGGCGTCATGGCATTTAGAGGTATGTTTTGTGGTAGTTGAGACAAAAGAATATATAAACTGTCTACGCTTTTGTGTTTTTTGCCATAACGAAAACTGTATTCATCGCCCAACGCAAGAAAATGTCGGAGCAACCAATAATAATTTTTACTGGTTTCTCTGGCCCAGATCGAGCAAGGGTGGTTTATATAGGCTTTCTTATAAAGACCCACCTTGTCTGCGTACTCATCACCGTCCAACTCTCGATGTGCGGTGCATAACATTTGCGCAGTTTCTAAAGGCATCTTAACCAACATTTTATCGGGCTGTGCTCTTGCTGCTTGAATCGGACATTCGTCAAAATAAAATATGTTCATGTTTTCTCCCTTGTGGAACACTTTCCTGCAACCTTTGTAGAACTCGGGTTATTGTTTAATTGTCTATATCAAAATACTAAAACAGGAAAGTGCCCTTATATATGAGAAGTATAAGGAGTGGTCTTATAATGTCAAGGAAAAGTGCCCCTTTTTTAACGTCGTTTTAGGAGAGAACCAATGGCAACGTTAAAATAACGCACAGGGGCGGGAACGTTCAATTCCCATTGGTAGTCTACTGTTTGTTTACGCAATTATATCTACATCTTGAAACGCGAACGCAAACAAACTAACGAGTTAGACCAACCCGCTATGAATTACGCGCTTCAAAAGAATCCATTATATATTCGCCCTTTGCATCAAGGTGCGCTTCCATGTTGTCGCCGTTCTTGGAATAGTCCTTGTCAATATAACGAAGCAACTGTTCCTCAATCGTAATATCACGGGCCAAAGAAGCCGTCCTCAACTTGCTAAAGTTCTCCGCAGAGAGCGATAAACATATTGTTTGTGAGTCTCTTAATATCATGTCCCATACAATAACTCAAAAAACAACAAAAAGTCAATCAAAATCTCCATCATTCCAGTTATCGATCATCGCATCGATGTTAGCTCGACCTTCCTTTTTCCTAAGACGTTTCCATTCCCTGTTTAACAAACGTCGCACAAAGTCACTGGTCCCCCGCCAGTCGTTCCGGCTCATGATTTCCAGATTTCTTTTTTCTATGGCCGTAAGACGAATATTTATTTGAGTGTCTTTCTTTGCATCCGGACGAGGCAGTCTGCGTCTTAGTTTTGAAACCATTTTTTCACCTCACCCAATACTTCGTTGGATATACTCACTTTCTTTTTTAAAGCCTCTAAAATTTTCTCGTCCACTGTATTTTCACACACCATATCTACATAAGTACAACTTTTTTCCTGTCCAATCCGGTGTATTCGGTCCTCCGCTTGTATGCGCAACTCCAGGTCGTAGCTGTTGGAATAAAAGATCATGTGGCTTGCAGCAGTAAGCGTCAGTCCACGGCCCCCGGTGTGTGGATTGGAGACAAGGAAACGCAGTGGATCTTTCTCATCTTGAAACCGCTCTATGATATTTTCACGATCCTTTTGTGGTGTCTTACCATAATAAGAAGCAACGCTGTCATCGCCATAAACTTCCGCAATCTTTCTAGTCAACTGCTCTATATCTGTTTGAAATACGGCGAAAATTATAGCTTTACCACTGATTTCATCAAGCACTGTCAAGGTTTCTTTAATGCGGTTGTTGGGAAGAACCTGTAGTTCTCCGTCCGGTGTGCGCAAACTGCCCGCAACAATCTGTTGCAACCGCATCAACTGTGTTAAAACCGTCTGCGTGGTGTACACTTCGTCCTCAATTATCATCAACGCTTCTTGTTTCATCTGCTGATAGGCTTTCTTTTGTTCATCACTCAACTCAACCGAGCGTTGCATGTAAACTTTTTCCGGTAAATCAAGGCACTTGTCCTTGGTCCACCGTGCTGAAAACTCTTTCAACATGCCTTGCAACTCGTCCAGTCGATGATAGCCCACCACTTCTTGAAAACTGTTGTGTCCCATGCGCCTCATTTTAGTAATCGCAAACCGTGCTTTAAATGCGTAATAACTTTTGAACCCAACCAAGAGCGGATTAAGAAAGGCGCATTGCGCAAAAAGGTCCAGGGGTGTTTTGGTCACGGGAAAACCCGTCAAAATTCGTTTGTATTCTGCATCACGAGACAAGGCCAGTAGGTTTTTTGTGCGCTTTGCCTGTGGATTTTTAATCAGTGTGCTCTCATCAACGGCAATCATGGTATCGTGTCCTAAAACAAAACTTCGCGCAAATTTAAGTCCTTTGTCCGTGGAAAATGCTTCAACATTCATGGTCAGAATTTCTAATCGGTCCGAGTGTTCTTCTAATACAAGAGAACAATACTCTTGTTTCCAGGCTTTTGTGTGGTTGGGTTGCCACACCACCACTTTTCGATCAATGCGGTCGGGTAAATGCTTGGGTATTTCGTTCTTGTCCCAGTTTCTAAGGTTGCCTTTGGGTGTTATAATGAGCAATGCGTTA